CAGTCATTGGCTGACGTTGGCAAGAGCATCAGCGGTGTGATCAAAGATTTTAGGGAATCAAGAAAAGAAGAGAAGGAAGTCAATGCTGCCAACGATGCGTCTGTGAAGGCAATTGAAGCAGCTCTGATTCTCAGTGACTCCTATGATATTGCTGGAGCAAGAGATGCCCTCCAGCCATTTTTGACTGCTGCAAGCGATGCCAATCTCAGTGCTGTGCAGAAATCTGCATTGCTGGCTGAGGGGAAGGCGATGATCCCAAATGTGTTTGCACGATTTGACAAGAGTCAGGCGATGGATATTGAAAAGGCGCAGATTGCGTCGAGAAACGCTCCACCACTACCAGAACCGCTTGTCTTTGAAGATAAGTTTATTCCTGTTGGTGGCGGAACAGTCTTAGTGAAAAAAGGAAGTGACGGTCAAACTTATGATGAAACCGGGAATAACCCTGTTTATGACCTTGGAGCATTTATAAGGGGAGAACCAGCATCAGTTTACTCAGACCCAGGAAGAGCGGCGATAGATCCAGGAACAGGAGTGGACACCCAAGGGATCAATAACGCTATTGCATTATCTGGACAGGAGGCTTCAGCCGTTCCTGTAAGTCCATACTATCAAGGCTTAGGTCCATATAAAGTCGATCCCGTAGTTCCTTTAGCCCAAGGTATTTTACCTGATAGGTTACAAACATCCGATCCAAATCTGCCAAAAATAGAAGTCCAAGATCCAAGCAGTTTTAATTTTAATCAACCGTCAAAAGGATTAAGATCTCGTGTCATCATGGAACCAGGAAAGGAAGAGACAACTGCCACGATTATGACTCAGGAACAAGTGAGTAATTTGACAAAACAGGGAGCAAAGGTTGATGCTTTACCAATGACTGATGGAAGATTTGTTGTTTCTGGAGTGACAATGGGTGGCAAACCACTGGTTGAAGTAAACACGGCGCTGTCAAGCCAAGAGGGACGAGCTAAAGAGATGGATAAATCTTTGTTTGAGCAACAAAAACAACTTCAAGGGGCAACGGCAAACAAGGACAGTATTAAAGAAATGATCAGGCTTATTGATCAAGGCGTTAAGACTGGTTTTGCTCAAGATGCTATTATGCAGTTTAACAGGGCGTTTGGCAAAGACGTTTCCAGTTCTGAGACATTCAAATCTGTGGCTGGTGATGTTGCTATGGGATTCATCAATCTTACCAAGGGTGCTATTTCCGACAAGGAAATGACATATTTTACTACGGTCTTGGCTCCTAATCTTGGCAACACTCCAGAAGGCAACAAGAAGATAGGAGAGTTTATGCTTAAAGCTGTTGGAAAAGCAGAAAAAATTGAGAAAACAATATCTGAAGGCATGAAACAAAATAAGAATGCATTTGATATTGATGAAGACGTGAGGAAAATCAGGAATGCTGACGACCTTCTTCCTAGTGGTCCAGATGACAGCTTTACCCCTAGTAAGGCGAAACCTCCTGGAGTTGGCTTAAGTCAAGAAGCTCAAGACAAACTAAAAGAATACTTACCTAAATAATGAGCGATCTTCAGAAAAACAAGCAAGTAATTGAGAATGATCTTGCCAATCTTTCCATTGGTATTGTTGAGATCGGGAAAAGACTCAAGAAAGCCAAAGAAGAAGGCAAAGAAGCCGACCCTTCTCTTTTGGACAACTTAAGGCTTTTTGAAGGAAAGGCTGAAGAACTACAAAATCAATACTCCTCACTTCAGGAAGAAGAAGCAAAACCACAACTAGAAGAGGTTCGTAAACTCAGGAAAGAACTTGAAGCTCGTCCTTCCTTCATGCCCAATTACATGGGGATGGGTGGTGGTGGATTCAATGCGCCGCCTGTAATGACGGATCAGCCATCCCCTGAAGAGTTCAAGGCAAGGCAACGCGAGGTTGTTGGACAACTTTACAATGCCCCAGTTGGGCAGGGTGGGGTCGAGAGTGAGATGCTTCCTACTTCTCTCATGGCTCAAGTGGAAACGCTTCCAAACCCAGAGAGCAAATCACAACTTCTTGAGAAGACATACGGAAAAGGAAATGTGCTGCCAATCGACCTTGGTGGCAACACTGAGTTCTTGATTAAGAATGATGATGGTTCCGTAAAGACTACCTTCAATAAAGGAATCGCTGGGCTAGCCGGGGTTGCTGCTGAAGCACCTGTTGTTGCAGCAGAGATTGCTTCGTTCATTGGCACATTAGGAGCAACCAAAAGCCCAACCGCAGCAGTCCTTGCCTCATCTGCCGTAGGTGGTGGTGTAGGTTCTTTGATTGATGAGGGGCTAAGGTATTCTTACGGTCTTGATTCTGACATTGGTGGAACTGTTGCAAGACGTGGGACGCAAGCTCTTATTGGGGCTGGCATTGGAGGCATCACTGATATTGCCATCCCAGCAATGAGGGCTACAAGGATTGAAAATCCATTTGAGAATGCTTTTGCTAAAGAGCTTGAGTCAGCAGCAGAGAGATTGATGACCAGGGAGCAGAAACTAGCAGCGAAGGAAGCTCGGTCTGCTGGCATTATCCAAGTTCCAGCGGGAGCTAGGCTGGCTGGTCCTCAAGGTGTTGAAATGCAATCTGATCTTGCTGGGCGATTCTCAGGAACGAATATTGCCAATTCTGCGCGAGGAACACAGGAAACATTGGTAAGATTGTTTGACAACTTCAGGAGCGGAGTCCCAGTCACTGCCAATGACTTCAGTGATATTGCCGCTAAGCTAGGATCGCAAAGGAATGCACTTTCTTCTGAAATTGCAGCATTGACTGGTCGGAACAAGAACATCATTGAAGCTGCAATGGATCGCCAAACAAAAGGTCCACTGAGTGATGTTGATGATCTTGGAGCAATTTTGCGTTCTTCTATTAAGGACGCTGAGGATCAAGCTGTAGCAACAACAACGGCCCAGTATAATGTATTGGCTCAAGTGGCTGATGACGCTGGTTTTCAAATAACGGCAAGGGAATTGCTCGACATTGTTCCAGAGATTAAAAGAAGAATTAATACTGGTGGAGCTTTTGATGATAGTGCAGTGCTTAAGGTTGAAAATGATCTCAGAAGGGTGAGAGATGCCCCACAGCTTATTTCTGAAGCTCGTGAAAAATTAAGTCAGCCTACAACAGCAGGTGAAAGGCAAGACTTAATCAATGAAATCAAAGAACTGAGAGAATTGAATAAGCCTTTAGACTTTAAGGCTTTTGATCGCTATATTAGAAGGTTTAATGATGCTAGACCTGATGGTGGAGCAGTTGGAGGCACAACAAAAGATGTTTTTGGCGTTGGTATTTCAGCGGAGTTGTCACAATTAAGGAGAGACATTTATGGCAGAACTAATTCTACTGATGCAAGCGGAATCAAACGTAACCTTGGAGAAGAGTTTGCAAAAGCAACAGAATTAGTTAGGACTAGAGGAGGCTATAAGGAAAACCTTCTTGGGACAATTCTTAAAGAAGCCGGAGGAGAAGCCAGTACAAATCCAAGGGCTATCGTAAGAGCTGTGATGAGAGAGCCAGCAACAATTGATAGAGTTGTTCAGTCTCTTCGTGAACTTGGTACCGCTGATCCATCAAAAGCAGGTGAAGCCGACAGAATTCTTGGGTTGCTTCAATTGCAATACATGAATGACATTGGTATAAAGCCAAGCCTTCGTGGTAAAGGAGCTAGAAGCATTGAGGCAGACAGGGGGATCGCTAACTCTCTTTTTGGTAGCAGTTCTGCAGCGCAACTGAGATCTCTTGAATCATTGAATCGCAATTTAAGAAGCGTTGGTGGACTTGATGAAGCCAAGCTGACAATTGATGAAGTAGCTCTAATGGGTCAAGCTCTTTCAGAAAACGAAAGAAAGTCTTTGGCAAGCACTATCACAAAAAGAATTCAGGCTGAAAAAGAAGAGGGTCAACTTGTAACCTCAGAAATTTTCAAAATGGCCCAAAAAGGAAATTTCCAAAACATCGATCCAGCCACGCTTTCCAAGTCAATACTTTCGGGCTTCTCCGTAGCTCAAACCTCTGCGGCTATGCGTGAGCTTAGTAAAATGTCAATTGAGGCGAGAAACCTCTACAAAGGGGATTTCAAACGTGAGCTTTTGGATCAGTTCAAAGGAGGAACACCAACTGCAAATGCTCCATTTAAACCGTTGTTTGATACGGAGAAATTCATGACTGCTTATGGTCCTCAGAGCAAAACAGGTAAATCGGAATTTGCCAAAAAACTTGAGATTGTTCTTGGTCAAGACGGTGCTGACTTCTTGGTTGACCTAGCAAGAACTTATGAGTCAAACGCTATTACAAATGTAAGATCAAAGGGATACGCTCCAAAAGGAATTGTCAGCACAGGAACATCCTTCTTCTACGTTCCAATTGGGAACATGACAGACTACGCGAGAAATCGATTTATTGCGGCAATGCTTCACTCTGGATCAAATATGAAAGCATTGAGATCAGCACTTGCAAATAACTCCCTTCCTGGTGGAGTCAACCAAGCCTACGAGAAAATGGCCAAGGAAATGTTTATGACTAGGCAAGGTGTAGAGGCATTGTCTTATCAAGCGTCTGGCGATCCAGAATTTTCCGCTGAACTGACCAATATGGTGAAAGATTTCAAAGAAAAACAAGGCTTGGATATCGAATCAGAATAGGATTTAATCCTAGGTAGCCAACGGCTATGAGCAACGAACAACTACAAAAGCTAAAAGACAACCACTACGACGACCGTCCTGACAAAAGCGAGTGGTTTCTAGAGGTGCGCGAACGAGCAAAGTCCATCCCTCGCAACAACATCGAGCATTACGCTCCTCACAAGGCAGCATTGGCTTTATTCCTTTTATCTCAAGGAGCAAGGATAACCGAGATCTGCAAGAAGACTGGAGTAAGCAGGGAGATTGTCCGTAAATTGGAGTGGAGGCATAATGACACCTTGGAGACGAAGCGAAAGGATTTCTCCATGCGCTACGCCATCGCTGCTCAGGAATACACTGATTTGTTGTTTGAGCGAGCCAATCAGCTTTTTGACGATCCTGACAGTCTTGCTAAGATCTCACCTGAGAAGCTAGCGATCACCGTTGGTATCCTCACCGACAAGGCTGCGCAGCTCACTGGGATGGCAACAACTGTGGTGGAGCATCGCAAGGGTGCAAGCCTAGATGATGCTGCAAACCTTATCAATGAGGCCAGAACCCGCATTGCAAAGGGTAAGGTTATTGAGCTAGAAGTCGTATGATTTGGCGTCCGCACCAGATTCTCTCTCCTCCCACCGACGAGGAATTGATCGAGATGACACCTGAGGAGGTGTTGTCGATCCATCGCGTTTACCATGAAGCGATTGAAAATGCAGAAAAAGACCCGTATGCGTATGGGTTTCGCCTGCCTCACTGGACCAAGGCTGAAGAACAGCTTTATGAGGTCAATGAGATTCTAGCTTTGGGAGGAAACAGAAGCGGCAAAACTCAATGGGGTGCGTTCTCTGTTGTCCGTGCTGCGGTGGAGAATCCAAACTCTGAGATCTTCTGCTTTGCTCAAACGTCTGAGGTTTCAATTCGGCAGCAGCAAAGTGCTGTGTGGGCATGGTTGCCAGAGTATCTCAAAACCAAGTTTACAAGCGCAAACGCTTACATCTCCTACAAGAAGAAGACCGGATTTACTGACTCCTCGTTGATCCTCCCCAATGGGTCACAGATCATTTTCAAGACATATTCCCAGTATCAGAACAACCCAACCATCTTGGAAGGTGCGGAGCTTGGATCGAGGAATCCTGTGTGGCACAATATTGGTGTGTGGCTGGACGAATACCTGCTTGGACCCGAGCTGATCAACACGTTGAGGTTTCGCCTTGCCACTCGAAACTCCAAGATGCTAGTGACCTTCACCCCGATTGATGGGTGGACAGAAGTGATCAAGGAGTATTTGGACGGTGCTACCACGATTGAGAGTCGTGAGGCAGAACTGCTCAACAACGAGCTTGTTCCGTATGTCCAGAAGTCGAAGAAGCTCAATGCCTCAGTGCATTATTTTCACTCTCAGGACAACGCTTTTGGTGGATACGACCGCATCAAGGAGACGCTAAAAGGCAGAACACGAGAAGAGATTCTCATCCGCGCCTACGGTGTGCCAATGAAGTCACACGCCACAAAGTTCCCCAAGTTCAACAAGGTTGTGAACGTAGTTTCACCTGACAAGATCCCGAAAAAGAACGTCACAAAGTATCATGTGATTGATCCGGCTGGATCAAAGAACTGGTTCATGTGCTGGATTGCAATGGATGAGACGGGAACCATGTGGGTTTACCGTGAATGGCCGGGAGTTGACGTGGGTGACTGGGCGGAATGGAGAGGTGGAAAGTGGATGCCTGGAGAAGGAGCCAAAGGCCAGGGATATGGAATTAGAGACTACGTTGAGCTTATCGAGCAGCTTGAGGAAGCAGAGGACATCTTTGAGCGATTGATTGACCCCCGGCTAGGAGCTGCAAAGTATCAGGTCCAGGACGGTTCCTCTTCGATTATCGAGGATTTGAGCGATGCTGGACTGGTTTGCATCCCGGCGCCTGGGCTGGATATTGACGATGGATTGCAGGCTTTGATTGGGAAAATGGCATGGGATACGTCAAAACCTTACGATTCCGTGAACCGTCCGCATTTCTACATTAGCTCTGACTGTGAGAACATCATCCAGGGTTTGTCGGAATACACTGGTGATGGTGGATTGAAGGAGGCGTGGAAGGATGTGATCGACGTTTTGCGCTACGCAGCAATTGCCGGCATCGATCACGTTGACAATTCCGCCAGTTCGGTTACAACTCAGGGAGGTGGAGGCTATTAACATGATCGAAAAAACAGAACCAAAGAAGCGGGGGCGTCCCCCCAAAGTTGTTGTGGTCACTTCAGACGAGGTCCAGCCTCCAGTTTTGAAGGCAGTGATCCTGAGCCTTTGCAACAACCCGACATGGGTGAAAGGGAGGATTGATGGATTTGGCGTCTATGTGAAAATTCCCACCCATATGGCAAAACGATTGATTGGCAAGGAGGTCAAGGTTATCCTTGTCAGCTCAGAAATTGAAGATTACTACCAATATATTGCATGAATGACGTTCAAGAAATGGAAGACGAGTCCCTTATCTACTTGGATAAGGAACCAGATATCGGTGCTTTAACAAATGCTTATGACACTTGTTTGGTTGATCTTGATTACTACTTTGAGTCCTGTTTGCGTTCCTACAATGACCGCAGGAACATCTGGGATGGAAAGTCTGACGATCTGCGAAAGAATGGTGCTAATGCCTTTCCTTGGCAGGGAGCATCCGATCAAGAGGTGAACGTAGTTGGTGAGCGGATTGACATGTATGTGGCTTTGTTTGATCAGGCATTGGCTCGATCCCACATCAAAGCCTTCCCTACCTCGATGTCCGCAATGCCTAAGGCTGCGGTTGTTTCTGGCTTCCTGAAGTGGATGCGATCATCCTACATTCCTGACTTTAAGCGGCAGATGGAGCTTGGTGGGAACTACCTCATGGAGAAGGGAATCATGGTTTCCTACGTTGGTTGGAATCGTGAGAAGCGTTCTTATCTTCAGAAGGTCAGCCTCCAAGAAATCCAACAAGCCTCGCCTGATCTTGCCGAATTGATCCTTAGCGGAGAAGATGATGAAATATTGTTGAACTTGATCAAACAATCATTCCCTGATCTTTCTCCAAAAAGGGCCAAGAAGTCAATCAGAGATCTTCGTAAGACTGGTCTTTCTGAGCTACCAATTGCTCGACAGACAGTCGATTGCCCAGTTGTCTATGCCTGCGCTCCTGATGGTGAAGTAATGTTCCCATCTTACATTTCAGACCCACAACGCGCTCCATACATGTTCTGGCGCACCTTCCTGACAGCTCAAGAGTTGGAGAAGAAGGTGACAAACCAAGGATGGGACAGGGACTGGGTGGACAACGCGATTGAGACGCTGCGTGGTAAAGACTCAATGTATCTCGATGGTGAAAAGGTCAAGACCCAGACGCGCCTGCCAATCACCGACGACAACGACCTTGTGATGGTTGTGTATGCGTATCAGCGTTTGATCGACGAAGAAGATGGTTCTGAAGGCATCTATTGCACAGTCTTCCATCCTCAGACAGAAGGCTTTGCCAAGCATGAGCTTCTCAATGGCTATGATGACTACCCATTCGTGGTTACTCGTCTCTCCAATGACCAGAAGCGCATGTATGAAGTGCAGACGTTTTCCGACATTCTCCGTGGTCCTCAGATGCAAATTAAGACAGAGCGTGACAGCCGGATTGACCGTGCGTCTCTTGCCACCCTGCCTCCAATCATGCATCCTGCTGGGCGACCACCATCCGATTGGGGTCCTGGGCGCAGAGTTCCATATCGGCGCATGGGTGAGATTGCATTTGGTCCAATTCCTCCGAATGACGGTGGATCTGTGGAGAGCGAACTCTCGATGCGTGGACAGGCTGACCGAGCGATTGGCTTGGATCTTACGAATCCTTTATCGTCAGCACGGCAGCAGTATTACATTGGCAAGTTCCTTGATCATGTTAAGGACGTTCTGACAATGGCTTGGAAGTTGTATCAGCGGATGGGACCGGATGAGGTGTTCTTCCAAGTTACAGGCAATCCAAACCCACAGGTGATGACAAAGGGCAGTCCAGATGAGAACTTCTCAATCATGGTTTCCTTTGATTCCTTATCCAGTGATCCAGAGACAGCAGAGACTCAGTTGAAGAGCATGGTGTCACTTACTCAGTTGGATCGTAATGGCATTCTAGATGTCAATAAACTACTTGAGTTTGCCGCATCATCGATCAATCCTATCTTTGCTGATTACGTCTTACAACCAGTTGAGGAAGCTCAACAGAAGGTCCAGAAGAACGTCACGGATGACCTTGCGAAGATCTTTGCTGGTATCGAGGTTCCTGCTCAACCAAATGGCGCACAGATCGCTATGCAGCTTGTTCAGGCATACGCACAGCAACCTGATGTGGCACAACGCGCACAGTCTGACGAGGCGTTTGCTGCTCGCTTGCAGAAGTATGCAGGACAGTATCAATTCCAGCTACAACAGGCTCAGAATGCTGAAATCGGACGTATTGGAACAGCACCCGCTGAAATGGGTGGAATGACAACTCAAGGAATGAAGCAATAACAAAAAATAAATCAATATCATGGAAAAAGAAAAGAAAAAATACGACATCACGAAGAATCCAGCTTATACAACTGGAAGGAGACTTCTTGATGAAAGAGAAGTTTTCCGAAAACGAGCCAATATTCAAGCAGAAGAAGCTACAAAAAACGCTTCTAAAGGAGAGAGATATGAAGGTTATATTACTGACTTTGGCAAGCCTGATATTAGACAAACTAATGCCAAGCAACTTATGCAAGAACGTGAAAAACAACGTAATATCAATATTGAATCAGCACGGCAACATGAGCAAAACAAGGCAAGAGGAACGTCTTCTTCTTCTGTTCGTAAACTTATGAAGTAAAACGACGAAGCAATGAAAAAAAAATCCACCGTGAACGCAGCAGGGAACTACACCAAGCCAACCATGAGGAAGGCATTGTTCAGTAAGATCAAGTCTGGGACTAAAGGTGGTGACCCTGGTGAGTGGAGCGCAAGAAAGGCCCAGCTTCTAGCTTCAGAGTACAAGAAAAATGGAGGAGGCTATCGATGAAAGACCCGCAGCAATCGCTAAAAGACTGGAGTGGGCAGAAGTGGCGCACCTCAGATGGGAAGCCAAGCAAAGGGAAAAAACGATATTTACCCGACGCTGCTTGGAATTCCTTGACTTCATCTGAGAAAGCATCCACAAATCGTGCAAAGGCTAAGGGTAACGCACAGGGAAAACAATTTGTAGCGCAACCAAAATCAATTGCTAAAAAAACCTCAACATATCGATAATCATGGGCGCAAGTTCTAAACATTATACGAAAAGCGGGAAACTCCACACTGGAGCAGTCCATAAAATAGGTGGCAAAGTTATGACTGGAGCCACTCATACGGCATCTAGTAAGCTATTGACTCACACCAAGCCTAAACTTAAAAAGTGATTGAGAAGAGATTCAAGAAGGTAGTCACAAATCCTGTCACAGGACGAAAGAAGACTGTGAAGTTTGGACAAGCTGGCAAGGCTGCTGACGGTGGTGATCGTATTCGTCCTGGCACTGCCAAAGGTGACTCATACTGCGCCAGGTCCAACGCAATCAAAGGAGACTGGAGAAGTGATCCAAACTCCCCAAACAATCTGTCACGCCGCAAATGGAAGTGCAGCGGAAGCAAATCAATGAAATAAATCTATGAAAAAAATGAAATCAGGAAGTTATAACGACGATAAGATGGAAGGCAAAGGCAAAGGCAAACGCTATGTTGAGATTGAAATCAACATGATGAAGATGCCTAAGAAATCAACCAAACGCAAATGACGCGACTACCCAAGCCAACGATCCAGCAGGCTATTGATGCTCTCTCTGACCGGGATGAGTTCAAGGCAATCATCCAGTTTATCGTGGACGAGCGTGAGAGGTTCTTTGCTGACCTTCGCCAGTGTGCGGAAACCAATGAGGTTATGAAGATTGTCGGCAGCGTATCCACCCTGGATGAACTTCTTGCCTTACTGAAAAAAGAAGGTTGACGTTTTTCTGGATTCTGCTCTTATTGCGTTGCCGTGTTGTTTTCGGCGTGTTTGTGTGTTCAGGGAGCCGTAGGGGAGTAAATTCCTCTACGGCTTTTTGATTTAAGCAGATCAATCAGATCAGCGTCATCCGCTTAAGTCTCTGGTGGTGAACTCCTGCAGCGGACACGGTTGTCCTGTCAAGGAATCAACCGTGATCGAAGAACGTCTCTGTATGGAGCCACTCCTTTGCTTTCTCACGACCGGGATTGAACCGGACCTTGTGTCGGGAGTAGGACTGTCTCGATAGAGGCTCCCTGCGAATTGCTTCGCGTGACACAAGGCTTGCCCAGCCTTTCGACTGCGACTGATTACCCGTGCGTTGACAACCTAAACGCACAGAACCTTGAAGATCTCCAGCTCACCGGGATTCACGCCATTTCTCAGGCTGCGCGGCATCGTATGTTCCAAGCTCTCCCACTGGAAAAGGAAAACTCCGAGGCGGGAGGTTGCAATACCGCATCGGAGCTTTCAGTGGCTGGACAGAACCAGCGGGGGAAAACAAGATGACGTTGAGTGCAACCTCTCGTCAACGCCAATCTAAGCAGGATTTTTGGACGGTGCAAGAGAAATCTACAACAAAAAATGACCCGTAACGTGGGTCAATCGTATCTCTACTGGAGTCACCCAGCTTGCCAATCCCCCTGAGATAAACAGGGTAGGCGGTCGACTAGCCGCCGACCGTTTCAACGTGTCCGACAACCTGCGTGGCAAGATGGTTGGATATTCATGTAGGATCTCCAACGAAACAAGCAATTTTTTCTAGAACTGAAAAGTCACTTGACGATCAAGATGCCTAGCTACTCAACAAGGCTATTGACAAATGTAATTAAATTGCATTAGCGTCCGGTGAATCGCACCGCCGAGCGTAAATGGCGTTTCCAATATGAGCAATCCAGAAGCTACCGCTGAGGCTATCGAATCAGTGTCCAACATGTCATTTGAAGAGCTTGTAGCTCAGAGAACGGCCAGACAAAATCCAGAAGCCGAATCCGAGGAACAACCTGAGGAGCAGGAATCTGAAGGCGAGGAGGAGGAAAACCCTTCCCAGCCAGAAGATACTGAAACTGAGGAAGATCCAGAAGAAGAGGAAGAGGAAAGCGAAATTGATCTACTGTCGTTGACGACGGAACAGATTCAATCTTTAGCCAAAAAGGGTAAGAGCCGATTGCTTCAACGCATTGGCGAGCTGACAGCTCAGAAGAAAGCCCTGGAGGAGAAGATTCAGTCTCAACCTGGAATCAAGGAAGTCCCTCAAGAACAAAATCCATTCCGCGAAGTTCAGTCATTTGACGAGCTGAAGGGGAAATACAAGGAGCTTGAGAAAACCCTCGATGCAACAGACGAGCTACTGGAGGAATACGAGGATTACCGTTCGGAAGACGTAATCCTAGTTGGAGATCGGGAGTTCACCAAGCAGCAGATTCGTAAAGCCAACCGAAACGCTCGTGAGGCGTTGACCAAATACATTCCGGCACAACAGGCGCATCTTCAGCAGATCGCCCAGATGCAAGAGTTGAAAGGCCAATACATCGCAGCGGCAGAAGAAGAGGTTCCAGACATCAAGGATGAGTCCACGACTGTCGGGAAACAATTCAGAAATCTGATGTCTGACCCGCTTATCGAAAAGCTACGCAAACAAGTTCCTGAAATTGGCTACCAGATTGAATACATGATGGCGCATGCGTCAAACTCCATCAACGGAGGGATGAGAACCAAGAAGCAACCGGCGGTGGGGACAAAACTGAAAATCAGTCCATCTCCTTCCCCATTTGGTGCTGGTGCTGCAAAGTCCTCAACATCCTCCAAGACGAAGGTTACCGACGCATACACCCGCTTTGAAAAGAGTGGGAGTCCTGAAGAATGGGTTGCTGCAAGAATCGCTAAATACAAGTGAATTTAACCAACTAAGATTATGCCTATTTCAAATACTTACCAACCATCCGCCCCCGCCGCCAAGGTGGGAACGGGTTCCGCAGTGTCCAACCGTGAGGATCTCTCCAACGAGCTTTCTATTCTGGCTCCAGAAGAGACTCCAATTCTCTCGCTTTGCAGCAAGGGTAAAGCCAGCGCCACCTTCTCTGAGTGGACCGTTGACTCCCTGTCTGCTCCAGCGACTACTGGTATCAGTGAAGGTTCCGACGTTACCTCGTTCTCCGACAAGTTCGCAGATCGCGCTCGCCTTGGAAACTACATCCAACTGATGCGCCGGGACTACATCGTGTCTAATCTTCAGCAAGCGGTGACCAGCGTTGGTCCTGCTAACGTGGCCCAGGCGGAAGCCAAGTCCATGCGGGAGATCAAGCGTGACATCGAAGCCACCATTGCATCTACCAACGAGATGACCGTTGAGAACGGTGCTGGCACTCCTTACGGAATGCGCGGCCTTGGCAAATGGCTTCAATCTACTGCACAAGCAACCAATCCGGTTCCTACTGCGTATTTGACTCCATCTGGCTCGATCATCACCTCTGCCATCAGTGAAAGCTCGTTCAACACGTTGATTGGTTCGATCTTCGCCAAGAATGGTGAGATGAACAGCCTGACGCTTGTTGCTAACGTGGCACTTCGCCAGCTTATCAGCGGGTTTGCTCGTGCGAATCCAGCTACTGGAAGCACTACCTACCATGTCAACCAAGACGCTACGAGCAAGCAGATCACCTTGTCGGTGAACCTGTATGACTCCGACTTCGGCCTGGTGAAGATCCTGAATGGTAACCCAAGCTGTATGCCAACCGCAACGACCAACGTGGGCTACGTCATCAATCCTAAGTATCTGGGTTTCAATACCTTGATCCCAATGGGTGCTACTCGTCTTGAGAACCAAGGTGGTGGTGAGCGTGGTTTCATCGACGTTGCAGGAACCCTGTGCGTTAAGCATCCACAAGCCCACGGCAAAATCGCTTACACTTAATCCTAACCAACCAGAAATAGAAATATGTCCAAACTAACTAATAACGAGCGTTCCCCATACACTGATGTTATCCGACTTACGGCTACCGACCTGATTGCCATTGGCAACGGCGGCACCCGTCAAATCGCAAATATCCCTGCTGGTGGCGCTGTGTCGCTGTGCGCTGTAATTGAAACCGTTGCGATTGTGGGATCTACGTCCCTAGTCGTCAATGTTGGAACCACGCTGGCAGATCCAGATGAATTCATCGACGCTCTTGACGTTGATGCAATGACCACTGGTCTTCCTACGTTCAACACTGGTGACCTGTTTGTCTTGGCCTCGGCTGCGACTACTACCTTTGCTGGTGGTATTCTGCCTAAAGCTGCGGCTTCTGCATCCACACCAGTTTACATCAAGGTGACTGACGCTGCTGTGTCAAGCATCACGGCTGGTGAAATCCTGATTGGTATCGAGATCCTGGATCTTGCCCAATACCAAGCCTAAACCCAAAACTGGGGAGGGGGGTAAAATCTCCCTCCCCTTTTCTTTCCTTATGCTCGTTGACGAAGAGATCAATTCGGCGCTTGTTCGTGAGCTATGCTCTGGACGCAAGTTCATTGAGAGTCTAGAGAATCGCCGGGAGATCGAGGCGGCAGCAGAAGCAAGGAGAATGCGTGAAGTGAAGTCCGTAGCAGGCAAGCCTGTTGGTTCTATTCCGCAACGTGAGTATCTCCTGCTTGCAAATAAATACGGAAGTGAGTGCTGGGATGACCGCAACTTTGTCCGTGACTTTTTCAAATCACAATCACACCTTAAAGCTGGCAATATTTAATGCAGACCAGAACCTACGCAGAACTGCTTTCTTTGATCCAGGCTTTGAGCGGAGTGGTCTTTGCCACCTTGGAGCTTGGCCGGATCAATGCATTGATCAACCGCAGGGCAAAACGAGCGCATCGAGCAACTAACTATTGGCCTCGATTCCTAAAGATTGGTGAAGAGCGTGTGGTCACAAACGATATTGTGCCATATACTGAAGTGGGATTGAGTTCGATTGACACCTACCTGCGTATCCATGTGCAAACCCCGTATGTGACGACTTCCGTTCAGGAATACGACATCATGGTGACTGGAGATGGTGCTACATTGGTCGCTGGGAACACCGCTCCTACATCAGCGTTTGTCACCTACAAGTCGCAACTCAGTGACACTTACGGTGAAGGCTCGGGAGAGTCTGCGGATGTTCCTGCTGAGTGGTTTCAATATATGGCGCATGGGACTTATGCCGATTACCTTCGCGCTGAAGGACAACAAGAGAAGTCAGCATTAGCGGATCAAGAGGCAGAACTACTGCTTCAAGAAGAGATGATCCGAATCGATGAGCAACATACTTTGCAACTGGTTGCCAACAGAATATTCACAAACGCTAACATGCAGATGCGCTACTAATGAACAACTCACTTTCAAACATGCTTACTGGGATCGCTGACACTGCGACTGTGCTTTTTATTACTGGCGCTCCTAATGAAAGATATAATCTGACGATTATTCCTGTTGGTTTCAAGCAATTTGAAAGTGAAATCAATGCTGTTCGCATTGGTAATATTGTTACAGCGATTGACAGTGATGCGTTTTATTATTGTGAAAACATGGTTTCCGCAATTATTAGCAATAGAGTTACGAATATTGGAAGCGGGTCGTTTGCTTATTCTGGGCTTACATCTATTACTATTCCAGAAGGTGTAACAAGTGTTTCCAATTATGTTTTCCAAGGATGTTTCAATCTTAACGAAATGAACTGCTTTGTGACAAGAACAATCATAAATCAAGCAAACGTTTTGGATGGAACGGTATTTCCCTTTACAATCAACGCTCGAGCATCTGACGCAACTTGGACGGTTGGTCCTGATGTTATTGGTGGTCAAACAGTAACAGTCGTGAAGAATCTGTAGAGCAACACAATGAAACAGGTCCATTACACATCTGGATTACCTCGATCTTGCTCGACTCTGTTGCAGAACCTTCTGGCGCAGAACTCTCTTATCCACGCTACAGCAACCAGCGGTGTGCATGAGATCATGTATCTCTCCAAAGCATTCTTCAAAACTGACGAGTTCCGATCCATTCCCAATGCCAAAACGGGAGAGGCTATTTTCCTTGATTTCATGCGAGCAGGAATCAGAAATGCTTTTGACTCCATCACTGATCGTCCTGTTGTAGTAGACAAAAGCCGCTCTTGGATTGGCAGCGCAACACTGCTTTTCCAATTGTTCCCTGATGCCAAAATCTTGGTTCCTGTTCGTGACATTCGCGGTGTGCTTTCGAGCATGGAGAAGAAGTTCCAAGCTCATCCTGGGTTCCAGACTGAGAACTCGCAGGTAGACACGGCAAGACTCCAGACGGTGGAGGGACGATGCCAATTCTGGATGGACACTGCCCCAGTTGGAATTGCAGTCCAGCGACTCCATGAGGTAGCTCGTTTACACAAGGACAAGGTTCATTTTGTCCATGCAGAAAGCCTTACGAGTGACCCACAAGCAACCATGAGCAAGGTGTGGGAGTATATGGGTATGGACCCGATCATCCACAACGTCTCCAACATCGAGCAATACACCCATGAACATGAGCTTGGTTGGCCGCATGGCGATCATTCTGTGCGGAGTGAAGTCACCCCACTCGTCCCAGATTGGGACAAAATCCTTGGCCGTAATCTCTCTGAAGGCATCCACCAAAAATTCAACTGGATTCAAAATCTATGAAACTTGCAAAACTAGGACCGCGCAAAGGCATTTGGCTCAAGGAAGCGATGGATCAATCATCAAACCACTTGCTATTGGAGACTATCGAGCTTACTGACGAGCAGGCAGCTAAAGTTGAGTCACTGCGTGCTGAAGATCGAATCCCGATCTGGTTTGAGAATCGAGTGACAACACGGCGAGACGAATCCATTGGACATAATTTCCAGTGGGATCAAAATGCTTCTGGCTTTACTAAAACTGCAATCGTCTAATCTTGTTCAAAAACCCCAGATAATTATGAAAACCACTGTATTAGGAATCCTTACAATCATTACCACCCTGGCTAACGTGACCATCCAGATACTGTCTGGTGGCAGTCCAGACTTCACAGCAGCATTAGCAGCCGTAGTTGCTGGCGCAGGACTTATCCAAGCCGCCGACTCAAAATGAAGACACTCACCATCCTTCTCGCCGCAATCCTTTGTTCTTGTTCAACAACCGACGTATCGCAGACCCAGCGACTGCTTGATGCGGTTCAGATTGCGTTCCAGCACTACGAGGAGAAGCCAACCAAGTGACTAGGCACATTTAC